ATCTTGTATTATTCAGAGATGCAGATTCAGCCGCCGCTGATATAGATGATAATGACCTTATAGGACAAATTGTATTTAGAGGAGAAAATGATGGAGTCAATAATAGTAATGTACCTCAAGAAGTAAATTATGCTACAATTGAAGCGGGAATGGATGATACATCAGATGATTCAGAAGATGGTTCTATGACTTTTAATTTAATTGAGGCTGGAACTCTTAGTGAATATATTAGATTAAGAGCCGCTACAAGAGATGTAGTAATTAATGAGCAAGGAGACGATATAGATTTTAGAGTTGAAGGTGATACTGACCTAAATCTGTTATTTGTTGATGCTTCTGCTGATAAAATAGGAATAAGTACAAATACTCCTATGAATATGTTACAAGTTAATGTTACTGGTGCTGATGGTTTTGATGGTATTCAGATTGTTAGAGATGATGCTACAACTACTGACGGAGAAATATTAGGTGGAATTGGTTTTGATTCTACTGATGGTAATGTTCCTAGTTCCGTTACAGAGGCTTCTGCTTTTATTGCTAGTTATGCTACAGAAGACCATACAGCAACAGATAAAGGTGGTAATCTTAAATTTGGTGTATCTTTAATTGATGAAGATGATGATACAACTTCAACTGTTTTAGCAACTGTTGGTCCTCCCGATACACTTACGGCTTCTTCGGGTTCAGATATTACTTTCCATGCGGGTCTTGCGGGTAGAGCAACAGTTGTTTTAGTTGGCCCTGCTAATAGTGGAGCAACAACTTATACTGCTACTGCCGCAGATTCGGGAATTGTTGTTGTATTACAAGAAACAGATTCTAAATTTGTTTTACCCGATATACCAGATGATACCACAATAGGGGTTCAATTTACAGTTATTAATAATGCTGGAGGAACTATTTCAGATGGAATAACTACAGGAGACGCTTCTAACGCACAAGTAAATGGTGCTGTTCCTTCTAGTGGTCAAGTAAGTATTGCAGATAATGAAACATTTACCTTTATTCAATATGATGCAGATAAATGGCAAAAAATAGGATGATTGAATATGTCTTTTCACTGGCAGTTTGGAGTTGTAGAAAGTGGTGCGTCCGCTGGTGTAACTGCTGGAATTACTGCATCTATAGTATCTGATGATGGGGATGGGGATTTACAAGGGGTTTCTAGTAATAATTTTAATGATGGTGAAGTTCTACAAGTACAATATTCTGGTAGTGGAGGAAGTTCCGTAGCATACACATTTGCTAGAGGTTCTTCAGTAATGGATGTAGGAACTTTAAGTGATGGTCCCGCAGGTGGTAGACAATCAATGCAAGTTATAGCATGGAAAGGTAATGCTAACCCTGCCAGTGGTAGTGATGTCACTTTATCGGGAACTGGTAGTAGCAATTCTAATGTTCATACAACCGTTGAAGAAACAGGAACTATTTATGTTATGATTAAAGCCAACTATGGTGCTGATTTTAGTTTAGTTATATCCCAAAACGTAGATAGCGGAACCGCTACCGCTTCTGATACTTCCATAACCGTTTTAGATAATACATGAGGTAAAAATGTCTGAAAATGTTGCTTTGAGTATGGCCGACATTTGTGGACTAAGCGTTTTAGGTGTGTGTTATTTATGGGTTTTTTCTATTGCTCTTTACAACTTAATGAAAAAAGTCCCTAAAAATAGAAATACCTCCGATTGGGAAAACTAATGTTGAAATTCTAGTCGAGCATGAAATATCTGTATAACTTTTTTTAATCCTTTATAAAAGGCGTACATATGGTAGAGACTAATCTTACCCACTTAAAATAAAAATAAAAAAAAAGAGAAAAGGGCCGAAGCCCAATTCTCAATTTTGCCAAAGGTGATAACATTTAGGACATTCCCAAATTTTTATTACATCTTGCGAAC